GTCTTGAGCATGGGGGGTCAGACAGAACCGGGCGGGACGATCTTGGCGAACTTGATGCCGAGGCCGGGCTTCCTCGCGGCGTCCTTGGACGCGAGGTAGCGATCGGCCTCGATCTGGTCCTTCAGCGGGTGCTGCTCGACGGACTGGCCGTCCACCGACGCCTTCGCGGGCTGCGACGCGCTGTCGCGGATGGCCTGCTCGAGGTTGGGGTCAGGTTCTGGCACGCGAGCACTCCGGGCGGCGAGCACAGGGAAGGTCGCCACGGCATGCCTTTATGCAAAAACCGATCGGGGTGTGGCGCACGTGAGGCAGTGACCCGGCGTTTGTTCCACCGGTAGACCCCAGGCAGCCATCGATCTCAGCGTGAATCGAGAACCAGCCACTGCGCGGGCCGGTGCGCCACTCATGCTCCAATGCGTTCGCTCGTCGTCACGCGTCGCCCGCAGTGGCGACACTCCCGCCGGCGACGGATCGTGCCAACCGGGGTAGCGCGGGTGTAGACCACCTCGAAGTGCCGACAGCCGCAGGTCGGGCAGACGAGTCCCCTTGGCTTTGCATCCTGCTTCGGCGGCGGCTTCGCCGTCATCGCGCCCGCTCCTTCAACGCCGAGAGTTTCAGCCGGGGACGAGCCATCACCTTCTGATCGGTCCCGAACAGCACCGCCCCCTGCATCGACGCTGCAACCGCGCAGCCGACCAGCCCGTCCAGCCAGTGGTTGTCGAGCCCATCGACGCGAAGCTTCCACTCGTCGACGGTGCGGCCCCGGCCTTCGGTCCGCACTCGGTACTCGCTGGTCAGGTGCTCGGCCAGGAGCCGGTGGTGCTCGGGCTTGTGGCCGAAGAGCGACAGCCCGCCCGGATCGCCCATCGGCACGGCGAGCCGCGCATGCACGAACGACTTCCAGAAGTTCGTGTCGAAGAGCACGTGCCGCACCGCACGCTTCCCCGTGACCACCGGGACTCGCCAGTTGAGCCCGACCCGCTCGCCGCGCTTGCGCTTGTAGTCGCTGAAGGGAAGACTGCTGGCACCCACGTACCGACCGTGGCTGGGCGTGAGTACGCTCGCGTGCGGGCTCTGGCGGCAGAACTGGTAGACCACGTCCGTCGACGAACCCCAGTTGGCGTCGATGAGGCAGCGGTCGATGCGCACCATTGCACCGTCGTCGCGCCGCCACTCGCGGGCCGCGGTCGCGTCGATGAGCCGCTCCAGACCGCCATAGATCGCGCCCTCGACGCCGGCACGTGGCGACGCGGTCCCGAGCGTTCGCTTGATGTCCCGGAGCGTGAAGTACGCCTGCTTCTGGTCCGGCTCGGTCCCGTAGTCGATGACATGCCCGGTGAAGTCGTCCTCCCATGCGGCGACCAGGTAGAAGAGCGCCTTGCCCTGCACGTCCACGAACATCGTCAGATGCGAGCACCCGAGAGGGACCAGCCCGCGGGCGTGGCCGTTCACCTTCGCCGCGATCTGGTCGGCGCTAAGCAGGTCGTCCGCGACCTCCACCTCGGGCAAGGGCTCGTTCTGGTACTCGGCGAAGAACGCCGCCTCGTTCTGCAGCCGGAGGTTTATCGCGTGCTGCACCGCTGACAGTTCGTCATGGTTGAACCGTTCGGGCCATGCGATCACTGCGCCGGCATCCATGTCCGCGCGGTGAGCGCCGTAGTAGGCAGTCGCCTCCCCGATTCCTCGATCGGCCTTCAGGCCTTCGGCGCGCAAACGGGCGTACTCGGCCCACAGTCGATCCGCCGAGGGGAAGCTGTAGACCATCTTCGTCCGCTCACCTTGCCACTGCGGGTGCTTGTCCCGGTCGAGGATGCGGTCGGCCAGGTCGTCCGGGCGGACGACCGTCAGCGTCA